TAATTGAGGTAAAAGGAGAATATGCAAAAGTAATTTGGAATAGCGACACTACAAGCTGTAAAAAGAATATTGTACGGTGTTGTGGTGCTGTCTTAAAATAGCACATAACGGTATTTTGCTATGCGAGGTTTGGGGTAAAAAAGCCTAAATCCTCGATTAAGCCAAATAATAACAGATACAGACTGAACTTAAAATTTAACCAAATGCCCAAATCTTGTATAGCAAATGTTAGCGGATTGTGGCTTTTTATAGATAAACTTCTGGGCGGAGTTATAAAACCCAATTTTAAAAGATGAAAACAGATGTTTCAATTCACTTCACGACCAAAGGTCAAAAAGTTGCAGAAATCAACGCAAAGTTCAATGATTACATAGATAACAATCAAGGTTCTTTGCCCTTTGATTTCTCGGAAAGAACAGAACCAAGAAGTGTTCTGCACCATTGTTTTTTACCTGAAAAAGTGGTAAAAGAAAAAGGTTTCTCAAACGACATTTATGAGGACATTCTGCATCCAACATCAGAACAAAAAGTTTGTTGGTTTGGAACTTCTGATTATGGATTAGTTTGGGATAGAAGATTGATGCTTGAAAACTTGAAGAAGTTAAACGGTGTCGCTCTTTTTATAGGAGAAATCAAAGAAGGAGTAAAGGAAGAATATGATTTATGTCAAGAATTAGGCGTTGATTGTGTCGTTATTCCTTAAAAATTGTGGTTCGTAGGATGCTCGTTGTCGGGTGTCCTACGGTTGCCACTAACTCGTAAATAACACCATAAAAAATATTATTTTTCTTTGTAAAACCTTTAAACCAAACATTATGAAACAGATCATAGGATTCCTTCCGCAAAAACCAAACGAAGACCATTTAAGAACGAAAAACTTAACGGGCAAAGTACTCGAACTAAACGAAAATAAAGTAGTTGCTGAGTTCGATATTGTCGTAAACAAAAAAGAAACGTTTATGAGGGTCGAGTACCCATTTAGCGAGTGCGAAAAATATTTCGTTAGCCTTGACCCCGTTCGCAAAAATACATTAACTTTCCATCAGTTTTGCAATGAATTGAAAGGGTTTGAAGTATGGCGGAGAAATACAGAAATACCAAAATGGCAATTGTTCTGGAGTAATATTTCAATAGAATACATAATGTCAAAAGACAGTGAATTTATTGTGAAGGAAAAGCCAGCACTTTATTCAATAGATTAATTTCCAAAACCACAACTCGAAAAAGTCACAATTAATTTTGTGGCTTTTTTATTTTTTGTATATTTGCCTTAACCTTATTAATACAAGCGTCAACCTTCTAAATTGAAATGCTGTTTTTTTAAGGTTTTTTTATTGTTTTCTTAGACAACCTAAATTGACATTCATCACAAGTCTGCTTATATTCATTCACAATCGTTTGCAAATGCTTAATGTTTCCATCTTGAACTCTAATTGTATCAATCAATCCCTTTTGCGTTTGCTCTAAGTCTTTTATTTTCTCATCCCTAGTATCTAACTCGTTTGTCAATCTTTGCGTTAACCTAGCGTAAATTTCGCTCTCTAAATCTGCCATGTTTTTTTTAGCCGTTACAGTTTCTTGATCCGCTACGGCATTTTCTTTTTTCTTATTAATCCTAAACATTAGGAAATAAGTAATAACAGAAAAAACACCACCGCTTCCAAAAATAAGTCCTATAATTTCAATTAAAGCCATTTTTTAAAATTTGTTTGATAAAATTTTTTATGTTGTTTGATTTAAAAGTTCCCAAATTAAATACTCATTCGGTGCAGTATCGAACCACTGCCACCCGTCTATTGATTCACGATTACCGTCTTTTTCAAGTGTGTAATCTCTTGAGTGTACGGCATTGGGTGCATAATACCACCCTTCGTCTGTCTGTTTATAAAATCCTTGTGTTTCCATAGTTATTGTATTACGACCCAATTTTTTGAAGTTGCTATTAATAAATCACCTGCACTTAATGCTGTCACTCCCCAATTTCCCGTTATTGTTATTGTTGCTGATGTGGTGGATGAACGGTCTACTAAATTATTAAATATTTCAACTATTGCATCACGTGAGAGTTGGCAGTTTTGAAATGAAATAGTATTCCTTGCAACTAATTCTACTCTATTTAACGAATTACAACCATTGAACTGATTAACGTGAAAAGTTACATTAGAAGTGTTGATGTTAGGAACATAGTTGAGTGAGACGCAAGACTGAAACATAACATTCATATTAGTAACATTTGCTGTGTTGAACAAAGGTACTGATTGCAAAGAAGAACAGGAACCAAACATATTATCGATGTTAGTAGCATTTTGAGTATTAAATAATGGTATGTTTTTCAATGAACTACAACCAAATAAAAACAATGAAAAACTTTCTACATTTTGAGTATCAAATAAAGATATATTTTCTAATGAAATACAAGTATGAAACATACTTTGCATATTAGTTACACTTTGAGTATTAAATAAGGGTACTGATTTAAGTACTGTTAATCCTCTAAACAAGTCTTGAAGTCTTGTTGCATTACCTATTATCTTTATTTCAAATCTTTCAACAAAAGAATGCCTGACTGTCGTACCACCAAATACAATACTCGTCCCACTACTCGCATTAGGCATACTTAAAATACAGTCTAAGAATGCCGTTGAATAGGCTTGATTTTGAACAGGACTTGTTACAAATCTTTGTTGAAAATTACAAGTCAATAAATCACCTGAAACAGGCGTAACAGTAATAATAGCTTGTTTGTAACCTCTACTGCTTAAGGTTGTATTTCCAGTGTCGTAGGTTGCAAAGTCGTATTGATATTGTGCTATTGTGTTACTGTTGTGTAAAGTTGGTGTACTGCCATCCCCCCAATCTACTCTATATTGACCCGCACTTGTTGTAAATAAAAAAGCACAGTAATTATCACTATTTTCTATCACCGCATGAAGTCCTACAAATGTTTGATTTGCTGAAGTAATACCCGCTGGCATTGGTAACCAATCGGAAGGTCTTAACCACTCTTCTTGCTTTTTTGCTTTAATGTATAAATCTCTACTCATATTTCCCAATTAAATTAACCACACTTGCGGTTGTTGTACTTACTGTTATTTTATCGCCTTGATTTATTACAGTTCCCAAAGTATAGGCTGAATCATTTACTTCAATTGTAATTGTACCACTTCCAACGATTAGTGTGAAACTATTTATTTTTAAATCGTCTGTTGCATAGAAATCAACTTCTAAGCTATCGATTAACTCAACTGTTATAATTGCGTTTTTTAAAGTATCATAAACATACCAACGTTGAGCGTAAATAAGTTTATTTGTTGGGTCGACTTCGGAAACATCGCTTGTCCCTTGAATTATTTTATTAAGATTAATGCCTGAAGTAGTAATATCAAGTGTACAATTTTGTAATAAATCAGTATCTTCTACTTTAAAGAAAATGCCAGCATCGTCTGGAAACCTAATTTCTTTTTCTATGAATCCAAATGTTTGCTTTAAAGAAACACCGTCGGACGAAAACTCTATATCATTAGTCACTGGATTGCCTACCGTTGTGCCTGATAGTGGAATGCAATTAATAACCGGATTCAACGGGTCGGTGTTGTCTACTCCGTCGCCAGTTACTGATTCAACTCCGCCGCTTACATTGTCTTCAACCCATTCACGTGTTGCGATTGTTTCTTCTGATATTGTTTCAGGGGCTGTTATTGCTGACGCACCACTTTCGGGCAAATTAATAACTAACAACCTGCCTGTAAAAGGTTCGCTATATCTAAACCCAGCAGAATCTCCATCAAAACTCCCTTGAATTTCTCCGCCTGAATCAGGATTTCCGTCAGTAAAATTTATTACAGCTCCCTCGCCTACAACATCAAGATTAATACTTCTATTTGCATAATTGCCCTCCGCCAACACCTCTTGAAGCGTTGGTGTATCACCACCCCCCAAAGCACTAACTGCAACACGTTTACTAACCCCTTCCGAAACATCAACAATTTCCAACAAGTCACCGCTTGCAGGTGTTCCGATATCAACTAAATCAGTTATCTTTTTATTTGCCATTATTCAGTTATTCTAAAGTTATTATTTTCCGTTATTCTAAACTCCCCAGCTTCCGTAATTCTGTAATCTTCGCCAGCATCAAAAAAACCCGCATCTTCTAAATCGTTTATAAAAAAACTTCCCTTTTCTTCTTGTCCGTTAAAACTTAAATTAAAGCCGTTTAAATCACTTTTGCCACTTCCAGTATTGTATGTAATTGTTTCGCAAATTAAACCCGTATAAAGTCCAAAAATACGATATAAACCGTTTCTGTCTTGAAATATTAAACGATAATCTTTTTTAATTAACTTCTCAATATTAAAAGAATCCGTACTTTTTGTCAAATCAAAACTTAATCCTAAATCGTAAAATTTACCCCCTTCGTTTTCGCTTTGGTTTTCACTCGGTGCAGGATTGCCATTATAGTTAAATCGGTAAATTGTTGTAGTTGGAAAACTTACTAAAATATTACCGTTAACAACTATCTGACTTCGGCTATATTTCACAAACGGGAAAAGCCAAAGTTTATCTATACCTCCTAAATTGCTTTTACAACCTCGAAGCCTCCCACTTACCAATACTGTCGCCATGATGTTTTATCTCTAACCTCACTATCTAATTTCCAACCGGCTGTTAACTTTACGTCTTTCGTCGCATTAACTTCGTCTTGAAAAAGTTTATATTCAGGTAATCTATTTTTAATAATCCATTTATCGAATCTACCGACAAACATTTGAGCCATTGAGTTATATTTGTTTGCTAAAAATTGAGCCTCTTGCTTATCTACAACCTCCACATTTTCGCCCGTATGTTTATAAAGTCCTCCATTATCTAGTACATAAGAAGCGATTTCAATATACTGACCGACGGAATAATGCTTAGTAATTGGCTTTATAAATTTAGTAAACATTTCAAGATATAAACCTTCTAAATCATCCGCTTCTAAATCCGCTATTAATTTTTCGTACAGTTCCGTTCCTAATAATGGTTCAATAACTGTTATTTGCACGTTTGCAATACAAAAAGTGTATTTATCAATGTCAACATTACCGCTTAAAATAGTGGTATTACTTAACTCTTGCGGTGATATGAATAGTGTTTCCATTATTTGAATCTTTTATTTGTTGGTAAAAAACCGTTGTAATCCATATTTCTAGGTTCAACACTTACCAAAGTATCATTTGTTTCCAATTTATAACCTTTTCTGCGTGCCTCTGACGTGCTAATTATCTCTGCTAACGGACTATTTACATCAATTTTAACGCCTTTTTTTACGTAAATTACTCTATTCCATTTGTGATGACAATCTCCACCACCTTTGTAAAGCCATATCGAGTACGTGTTTGCTCCGTTTGCACCCCATCCAGGATTAACTGCTTTTGAACCCATTGCGATAATATCTTCTTTGCGATATATTTTGCCAGCATTAACCATTTTATTACAAAATTCTCGTTCGCCTTTTGTGCTTCCTACATACTTATATCTCACTATAAATTCTTCCCCATCTTGTGAGCTCTTAGCGTTTGGGATTGCCGTTCCCGTGCTGGCTAATTGTAGTTTTTCTTCCTCTTCATAATCAACCTCAATTTCATCAACTAGATCATAAGTGTCTAAATCCTCATTTTCTCCTAAATCAATAAAAGAATCTAATTCAGTCTTTTTTTTTTCGTCACTACAACAAACGTGTGAACTCATTTGTACGGGTTGAATATCGGTTAGCGGTTTGAAATACAAATCTAAATTAATATCATAAGCCGTTAATACTTCCTGCAAACAATCGATAATAAACTGTTGTTTTGGTGCTATTACTCTTTTTACTAATTGAGCCTCTGCCGTGTCTAATTCGTCCGCATTATTACCAAACCCAGTCGAATCCTTTATTCCAAATAACATCGGGGAAACAACCCTGTGAGCTGTCATAATTTGTTGACGGCTTTCGGCTGTTAAGTATTCCCATTGTTTATGAGCATCATTAACCTGCAAAGGTGTGACAGTAATCTCTGCATCTCTACCATTAAAAGACAAAACAAATTTACCAGCATTACTAGACCCCGTTAATTTTTCCTTTATTTTTAGCTCTAAAATATCCTTTTCCTCAGGACTTAAACTATTGCCATCAGGTATATTTATAATGTACCCAAAGGATAATCCGTTTTTAATATGGTTAATATAGTAGTTTGCGATTTCTTCCTCCATCTGACAATAAGGCAATCCAGCCATATAATCGGGACTTGAAAAATAAGATTGACCCGCTGAATAAGGAAGCATTTTATAAATTTCAATATCTTCATTTGAGTAACCAAAAGCAGGAAATTCAATAGGTGGAAATTTAGTCTGCCTTTTCCAATCTCTACAATACCAATAACTTTCTATTTCTTCCTCCTCGTTTTCGATTGCCGGTGCAGTTCGTTCAACTGGCAAATGTAGAATTGATCCTAATTCTTTTTTATTCTTTGCTTTTATAACTTGAAAAGTCGCTTCACCTTGTAAACAAAAATCGTCAATTATTCTGCGTAAATCAGTAGTTTTTAGAATGGTTTTGAATCGTAACCAATCGTAAGTATTAAAACTTGCGTTTGTTGCTCTAATGCCTTTACCATAAACTAAATCGGAATAACTTCTAAGGATTGCGGAATTGGTAGGACTTCCATTTTTACGGTCGATAACATCCTGATAGAATTGATTGTTTATTCCGTTCATAACCATACGCTTAGATTTGTTTTCCTGAATCTTTGGTCGTATGTAATTATTTAGTTGGATAAGTCTTATATCGCTCGGACTTGGTGTATTTTGCTTATTCATAGATGTAAAGATTGTTTGACTGTTTATAGTCTTGCGGTTCTTGACTTGTTGCTATCATTTTACCACGAAATATAATTTCACTACCTTCTAATTTTATTTGAAACTTTTGATTTTCTGTAAAATCCTTTTCAAAATTTATATTCATTATTCCATCGGTAACAGTAAAAGTGTGCTCTATTGGTTCGGTTAGTTTAGTAACCTCGTTGTATAAGTCAAATTTAAACTCACCCGTTGGATAATATCTAGGGATAATATTAAATGAATGCTCTGTATTTTCGGGATTTACTACTATCATACTTTTAAAACTAAAAAAACCCGTTTTTGTTACAAAACGGGTTCAAACTCTAAAACAAAAATATTAATCTTCTGAAGGAAGTAAAGCTAAAAATGCTGTTACTGTTGCTGAATCCAATTTAGGACTTAACGACCCCGTTGTAGAAGTACCGGTCAAAGTGTACCCATTTAATTCTGCTTTTGCTCCACCAGTAGATTGAGCAACTACAAAATCAATTCCGTCATCAATTCCAATTGCATGATAAACGCCATTTCTATCTCTTACAACCGCCATTGGGAAGCCATAAGCTAATAAGTTCATTTGTGCGGANCTTANTGCGTCAATCTTCTTTAAAACTGTTGTNATAACTTGCGTGTTAACGCTCGTTCCTGCATTTCTATCAGAGGTTAATGTTTCAACAACATTATTTCCATCGCCTTCTAATTCGTATTCAAATACCTCAGTTAATAGTGGATTGATTGCCGTTGCAACTCCTGCTGTTACCGTGAAAGGATTGGCTACAAAGTTAAATAAAAACAAAGAACCTAATCCACCTAAACTATTTTTACAAGGTCTTAACCTTCCTGCTGTAATATCGCACGCCATAATTATAAATTTTTTATAAAAGGGTAGCGATTAAACTACCCTTTTGTTAATATTAAGCTGGTGTAGTAGTAGACAAATACCAAACAATATCCTCAGAGTTGTAATAGTTAACTCCTCCTGAGTAAACCATTTT